TTAAAGCCTGTCCAATAGAGTTGATCTAAACTATTCCAATGCCTCATTTCATAATCTACTACTTTAAACTTATCATGAATAATGATTTCTCTAGTTTCAGCTACTTTATTATCTTTTAAATAGCTATGATAATCATTCATAATCTTTTTAGCAGCATCACCAATAGAAAGATTATATAAAAGCTGTATTAGTTTCCAACCATTGCCTTGATTACCTGAAGAAAAGTCTTTAAACTTATATGTATTAGAAACTACATCATAATAAACAAACATTGACGGAACCTTATCTTTTGGATTAAATGCAGATAGCATTTTTATATTTTGACCACTAAGCTTTTCCTTTAGATTTAAATAATATTCAAATACCCACTCATCAGGTACATCTTTTACATCAGAGATTAATCCTTTAGTTGAAATCATAACACATAATTAAAATAAAAAAAGGAGCCAGAAGCAATAACTGACTCCTCTTTGACTATTTAATTAGTCTAAGCTAAAATCAGTAGAAGTTTTATTTGGGATAGATAAACCATCATCATCACCAAAGTTTTTAACTTCTTGTACTTCTTGTTTCTTTAAATGAATACTTTCATCAAAAGTTAATACTTTACCATCTTTAATACTACCATAAGCATATTTACCTTTGTCTGCTTTTGGAAGATATAAATTATAGTTATTGTAACCATTTTTATCAGTATACTCTCTACCAGCTACACAAAAATCTAGATATATATCTTTAAATGGTGCAGTTTTATTAAAAGCAATTACAAAATGATCAATAGTATCATGTAAATTATCTTGACTCTCAAACCATTGAGAAATATCTAAATTATTACATAAACTTTTAAAATAAATCATAAGGGATTTATCTCTTTCAATCTTAATTCCACTTTTAGTAGTACCGTCTGCAAATGCATACATACTACCTTTAACTTTACCTACTTGACCTTTATGTTTTCCTAGACTTTCATTAGTTTTATCAATGAAAAATCCTTCAAAACCTTCAATAGGTTCTGTTTCAACATTCAAAATTAAATGTTTAGCGCCATCAATAAAAGTAAAATCTTCTAGCATTAAGCTATTAATTTTTAATCTGTGATTACCAGGTGCAATTGTTTTAGGAAGCCCTCCGCCTCCACTTGTTACTAGATCTTTTGTACTTAATCCCATTGTTATTTATATTAATTGTTAATGAATACTTTGTCCCATGAAGTAGTTAATACTCCATCTTCTAATTGTGTGATTACTATTTCTTGATTTCTTAAATGATCAGGTCTTGCACCGCAAGTAACCTCCTCACTAGTTTTAAAACTTAAAATAGTTTTATTTTCTTTTCTATACATGTAACCTATAGCATCAGCATTTGCACATATTAATGATTTTATCTTACCTGTTAAATCAATATTGGCAGACATCACCATTTCTCCCTTATCATCAACTACCTTGTCTTTAATATGACCTGATAAAATAATATGGGGCGCTAAGGTATCAATAAAATCTAAAACTTGAAAAAATGCTTCACGGATATATAAATACGTTACTACTTTATGTTTCCATAAAGACTAGACTATATCTTCACAAACTCATAATAAAACCCTCCTAATGATGTTTTTGCTAATATAGCTTTTTTTAGAGTTTTATCATATAACTTATTATTCTTACAACATTCTTTTATAGAAGAATAAGTTTCTTCTTTACAAGAATTAGTTGCAAGTTTTTTTACTTTTTTTGAACATCTATTAATTAATGTATCTATTTGATATTGTGTACTATTTTTACCTTTATGAGCTAATCCAATTTTATCTTTGTGCTCTTGTGTAAAAATTCTTTTCTTAGGAATATAACTATTATCAATTGTAGAATCATAATCACTTTTATATTTAAAAATGTGATCTTTTATTTGATTAAATATTCCTTTACAACATCTACTAATATTACTTGTACTAGTTTTAAAATGTCTTGCTGCTGCAGAAACAGATTCAAAAGTATATTCTAAATTACCTTCAAAATCTAATGCAACAACTTTAAGTTGACTTTTTAGTGTAGCTTTTTTTATTTGCTCACTTGTCATTTTAAAACTAGGAATAACTCTACAAATATTTGTATTATTAAAACCATTTTTAAAACTATCAACATAATTTATCCACTTTTCTTCTTTTACTTTTAACTCATTTTCTGTACATACTTCAAGTATACCAATTTTAAAATTTGTAATACCGTACTTATTATAAGCTCTTTGTAATTTAAGAGAGTGATGACAATTTCTTCTTAAATAACTATTATGTCTTATTAATCTTGCTTTTATATTTAAAGCAGACCCAATATAACATTTATCATTACTTACACAATATAATATATAAATACCCATAGATTTTTCAAAAAATGTATCAAAGCTATAGAGTTTTGTGTGTACCTTTTCCAACACCCCATGTGTTGTACTCCCCTTCCGAGGGATAGTCGTTGAACCTTCATCATATGAGTTTTTATACTCACTTAGACACTTGGCTGCTGATTGCCCATTCTTAATCATAATTACCCTGGTTAAAGTTACTTATGACAAATATACAAATATTTTTAAACATTCATAATCTAATTTCTTGACTATTGTAGTTATTTGTCTTTAGGGGTTTCCAGCAATTAGATACATACAGGCTATTCAATAACCTGCACCATTAGGTAAAGTAGCAACCGTATCACCTGTAAAACCTTTTCCCATTGGAGTTGCTTTATACAATTTAATTGCAAGTGGCATAATCATAGTCTCTAAAGCAGTTACAGTATCTATAGTAACATACTTATAAGGGTTACCTGCTTCTTTAATTGCTTTACCAGTATCAAGTAACTCTTGTAAAGAATTAATTTTTACTTTTAAAGCATCTACATAATCTGAACCATTTTCCAAATCTATAATTAGATTGTTTTCAAGTCCGGCAAAAGCAGTTGTTTTACCAGTCTTTGGTTTTGAATAAACAAGTAACCTCTTTGGGTTAACTTGAGTAGCCATTACTTTACTTGTTGGAAGTACTATACTCATATTTCACTTTTTGTTTGTTTAATAATATCATTCAACCAAGGTCTTGCGCTTATAGGTTTCATAAGCATAATTGCTGCAAGATCTCTAATAGTTATTTCAGATAAAGGTGCATCTGCAATTTCTGTATTGTAAACCTCATCAAGTGATAACTTATCTTCTTTCTTAGGAAACTCTTCTTCAAAATCAGGAAATAAAGACTTCTGAAGTCTTGGCAGTTTCATATTTTCAACTGCGGCTTCAGCAGGTTCACCTACATCTTTTCTTTTTTGATATACATTATAAGGTATTTCAGTACTATCTTTAAGAACAGCACGCAATTCAGTTACAGGAATAGTATAAAGTTTGTAAGGTTCCCCTTTATAGTTTACACCTTCTTTCATCTCATACTCTTCTCCATAATAAGGATTGCTTTTATACTTAAACAATTGTCTATCAGAATTAAAAGGTACAATGTCAGTGACATTATCTTTTTCATCTTTAACATTGTCATAAAACTCAATGTATATATCAGTTCCTTTAGTTATTTCAGACTCAAAAAGCTGAAATTGCCTTTCTGCTTTACCTTTTACAAAGTAAGCTGTCTTAATAAGAAATGTAGGATCTGCAATACCATGAGCTCTAAATGTCTCCAAGTGTTGCGCAAAAAACTCTTTTTCTTTTTCTTTTCTCATATTCTATTTACATTTTAAATTGATACTTTTTTTGTTGCTTGTGCTGGTGTAGCTATTTCTACAATCCTCATGACTGTTCTATCTAGCTTAAAGAAGCTCATCCTTGTGGTACCATTTCTAGATTTTAGAAAGTGAAAGACTAATAAGTCTTCATCATTTATAATATATCTATCAGGTCCATACTGTCTTATCTTTCTTATAGAAGGTTTATTAATACCTAATACTACCAATTTTGTTATCCTACAAGCTCTTTATCTTGTAGTTCTGCATTTTATTTTGTTATTTATGCAGTTCAGACTATCTCA